CTTCATACAATCCATGGGTTTTGACCCGTACAGCATTCAAATGTCTGCACGTGATGTCACAAATGGATTTGCTGGAGCTTTGCGCCATTTCTGGCCGCTCGATGCCCATACAGCGGCACGATCGGACACGATCACTGATAAGCATGTGATTAAAATGGTAAATGTGGATTATTATGTTGACTGGACCCATTATCTGTGGATGTGCCGGCCAATAATACTACACACGTTCACTCCCTCCATGCCTGGTGGGACCCATGAGGATACTCAATGGGTAGTTGAACGCACAGCGATTGATGATGTGGTTCGCATGAAAGTGTCTGGTGGTGGTACATACCTTCACCCGTTGTGGGATTACAACACAGACACTTGTTATGTCGAATATCCTGGTAAGCGTATTAATTATAGTGTTGAGTCAGTTGCTGTCAACGAGCACTGGTCCATTGTAACTTTAACTCCTTCCAGCATGTCAGTGGCACCCGCCACTACGGTTCCTTACTGCTCCCTTAAGCGCAAACGTTTCATTCATGATTGTTTGACCATGCAAGGATCAGTCCGGCCGTTGGCAATGATTGAGCATAGTGGTCTAGATGCCAACATTAGTGTCAACATTCCCGGTATTCCATATTCCGTTACTCTGTCAATCCGCACTCGTGCGCTTATTGAACATAGGATGGCGTATGATAAAGGTATCCGAATCTGCGACTTGCAACAATTACTTGCTGGTGATCGTGCTATCACCGACATTGTTGCAACAGCAGCTACTATATATGCAGCTTATCCCGTTACACGACCAGTGGCTTTGGCACGCCATGATCCGTATGTTGTAAGGAATCGATCTGCTATGTATCAGCGTATTACTTCGCCTCGTTTTGTGGTTGAGGACAAACCGTCCATCACAGTACTTGGCAACCAATTGTATGGTCGAGCTATGGGCCCTGCACACTCTCGTGAGAACGATGAGTGGTGCATCGAGGGTCGCATTACATCAGTGCATAATCCAGCGACTGAGCTCCCATACAAGTATCGAAAATACGCAAATGAATTTGCTCGCTTACTCATCCCAAAGATCCAGGAGTTAGGTCCGACGTCAATTGGTGAGGTTATTGATGGTCAGACTCGACCCACTCAGAGGCTTGCAAATGCACGAGCTGCATATGGTCTCCCTTCTTGGTTTGCTGCGATTGCGAACTTACCTGTAACAGTCAAATCGTTTCAGAAAGGTGAGATATACACTGATCCGAAGGACCCTCGGAACATATCCACTCTCCCAACCGAGCACTGCTTGATGTACTCCCAATACATTCAAGTTTTCGTGGCCAAGATATTGAAGGCTACGCATTGGTACGCTTTTGGCAAGCATCCTGATGACGTAGCACAAATGGTCACAAACTTAGCTCGGAAATCCACCACATTCGTAGAAACGGATTTTTCTCGTTTTGATGGTACACATTCGTCGGCGTTATATGCCCTGGAGTTAGAATTGCTGTTGCGAGCATTTCGTCCAGAGTATCATGACACCATCACTCAACTCCATCGCGCTATGACTGAAGCTAATGCTCGTACGCGACACGGTGTCCGCTATTCATTGGGTGGATCCCGCACGTCAGGTGCGGCAGATACTTCCGCCATGAATAGCACGGACAACGCGTACACTAACTTTTGTGCTTACCGTGAGATGGGACATGATCCCATTACGGCATATGGTATGTTAGGAGTTTATGGTGGTGACGACGGATTATCTGGTGATGCAGATGAGAAGATCAGTACTCAAGTAGCCACTGACCTTGGTCTCAAGCTCAAAATCACACAGAAACATTCCTCTTGCCAAATGGGATTCTTAGGACGCATGTATCCATCACCACGCGCGTCCTCAGCCCATTATGCGGATATTCAACGACAATTCTCCAAAGTGCACTGTCATGCCGGTTACATTCCGGCAGGTGCTGCTGGGGATGATTATCGTATTGCTGCACTTCTTGGCAAGGCTCAAGGACATCTAGTGATGGATGCGCAAACACCGATTTTAGGCACCTGGGCAAGGGCTGTACTTCGGTGTGCTGATTCGCTACCACCAGCGCAACTTGAGCGTGTCAAAACACTTGTTAATGTAGGTGAGTCATGGAACTTTATGGCTCAGGAGGCTAAGCGCTATACAGCGGCTGCCCCTCGTGAATACTTACATCGAGATGCTGTTGACTATTATGCTTGTACCAACTTAGGGGTCACCCTCCAAGAGTTGACAACGTATATGGCTACGCTCAATATGACCCACACGTTTGGCGAATTACTGAACCTGGCACCTTTGAAGGACCCACCACCGTTGGTCGTCCCTCCTGGTGTCCAAGTAGGTGATACGTACAATCCGGTTGTAGTTGTCACCCCAGTTGCTGGGGATGAAAAACGACAGAAACCAATAACACCAGCCTCTGATGCAGTCTCCGCCACTGTGGAGCGCGTCGAAGAGAAATGCCGTGTCGTTCCTAGGAAGTCCACTCCCAGACCTCCAGGCACAGCATCTGGTGCACGCCCTCCAGGTGTCGTCGCGCGCGTTCGCACTCCACGACCACCACGTCCTAGTACGAAAGGAGAAAAGAAACCTGCTAGCACTGTGCGTGCTGCTGCTATCCCTGTCATGCCAATTGGTAGTTTACCTGTTGACAATGGTGTAGGGATAGGCTTGTTGCCACGGCAATCTACAAGCGTTTCATAAATGATTGCTCGGATCACCCGCCCCTCTGATCACGCCCCC